TTGTAACATATTTTTTAGATTAAAGCATAGTTTTTAGGGAGTTTTAAGCTCCCTATTTTCAAACAAATTTAGGAGGATAATTAAGAATGAAAGATTTAAAGTTTTTTTTAAAACAGAATACAATCCCTGTGGAAAATCAGGAAGTGGAAGTGTCAAAAAGATTTAAGGACGATGCAGGAAATACTGTTAAATTTGAGATAAAGTCAATCTCAAATGAAATGGATGACGCACTAAGAAAGCAGAATACAAGACAGGTTAAAAAGGCTAAAGGGGTAATTGTCCCAGAACTAGACCAGCAGAAATATTTCGTTGATTTAGTTTTAAAATCATTAGTTTATCCAGATTTGGATGACAAGGAGCTGCAGGATTCTTGGGGAGTAATGGATTCAAGAGAATTGATAAATGCAATGTTGCTTCCAGGAGAGTATACAGCTTTGCTTCAGGAAGTTCAAAAAATAAACGGATGGGATCTTAATGTAGAGGATATCAAAGATGAAGTAAAAAACTAATTGAGGCAAATGTGGCAGAGTATAATTATGCTTACTATTGCCTGCATAAACTGAAAATAAAGCCAAGTGAATTTGCTGAAATGGATATTTATGAGAAAGCGTTCATTATGGCCTGTATTGACATAAAAATAAAAAAAGAGAAAGAGGCTGAAAAAGAAGCCAAAAGAAAGGCTGGCCGTAAAAGGCGTTAGGAGGTGTGAAAAATGGCTACAATTCAGAACAGCATAATTTTAAATGACAGAATGACACAGACATTTACAGCGATAAACAATGCTATAAGCGCAACAGTAAATAGTCTGTCCAGTCTTGATGGAAAATCTATGAATATTAATACCGCTAATTTGACAGCCGCAAGACAGCAGTTGGCATTAGCAGAAAACGAACTGCAAAAAATGAAAGGTGACAGTAAAGCAGTAAACGATAATTTAAGTAAGACGCCCAGTATTGTTGATAAAATACAGAAAAAAATGATGCAGGTAGGGGCAGCGATAGCAGGGGTTATGGGTGCAAAACAATTACTTCAGGCATCAGACCAGAATGCACAGATAACAGCAAGGCTTAACTTGATAACGGACGCACCTGAACAGCTGAAAGAACAGATTTATCAGTCAGCAAATGACGCAAGAGTTGCATATACGGATAGTATGAACCAGGTAGCAAAACTTGGTTTACTTGCTAAAGATGCATTTAACAATACTGATGAGATGGTAAAGTTTACAAATCTTATGCAAAAGGCATTTAAAGTATCAGGGGCGGACGCAATGGAAGCAACGAGTGCAATGTATCAACTGACACAGGCAATGGCAGCTGGAAAACTTCAAGGAGATGAGTTCCGCTCAGTAATGGAAAATGCCCCGATGGTAGCACAGGCAATAGCCAAGCATATGAATGTTTCGGTTGGGGAGTTAAAAAAACTTGGAGCAGAAGGGAAAATAACAGCGGACATAATAAAAAATGCTTTGTTTAGTGCTGGAGATGACATAAACGCCAAATTCAGAACCCTGCCTCTCACTTGGTCGGATATTTGGACACAAGCTAAAAACTTTGCC